GTTTGTTGGATCGACAGCCGAGTTGCAAAAATTATTGAAAAAGAATGAAGAGAATGATCTATCTAATGTGGTAGATATAACCCCAAGATTGAATGATAATGAATGACACATACCTTGGTAATATTAATGTAAAAAGAGACGGTGTAGATCAGGAATGGACTGCTGATTTAATACAAGAATATGCAAAATGTATGAACGATCCAGCATACTTTGCAGAGCAATATTGTAAAATAATCTCGCTTGATAGAGGATTAGTTCCGTTTCAACTATATCCTTATCAAAAGAAAATGTTTGAGGCTTTCAATGAGCATAGGTTTTCTATTGTCCTCGCTTGTCGCCAATCAGGCAAATCAATCTCGGCATGTGCCTACTTACTCTGGTTTGCGTTGTTCAATCCCGAGAAAACAATTGCGGTATTGGCTAACAAAGGTGCGACGGCAAGGGAAATGTTATCCCGTGTTACGCTTATGCTTGAAAATATTCCTTTCTTTTTACAACCGGGCTGTAAAGCCCTTAATAAAGGTTCGATTGAGTTCAGTAATAACAGTCGCATCATTGCTGCCGCTACTAGCGGTAGTTCTATACGTGGTTTGTCTGTCAGCTTGCTTTACTTAGATGAATTTGCATTTGTTGAGCGTGCAGCAGAATTTTATACATCAACGTATCCAGTTGTTTCATCTGGTAAAGATACAAAAGTAATAGTTACTTCTACAGCCAATGGTATTGGTAATATGTTTTATAATATATGGCAAGGTGCAGAACAAGGTGTAAATGAGTTCAAGCCATTTCGAGTAGATTGGTGGGACGTACCTGGTAGAGATGAAAATTGGAAAAACTCTACTATTGCTAATACGTCACAATTACAATTTGATCAGGAATTTGGTAATACATTTTTTGGAACTGGTGACACGTTAATTAATGCTGAAACTTTGATGAAGTTACGAGCTAAGCAACCTATACAAATTTTAGAAGGTGGTGATCTTTTAATTTATAACGAGCCTAAAAAGAAACACGAATATGTTATGACTGTAGACGTGTCAAAGGGAAGAGGACAGGATTATTCTACTTTTAACTTGATCGATATTAGCACAAAGCCTTTTAAACAGGTTGCTGTTTATCGCTGTAATACTATGTCACCTATACTCTTCCCTACAACTATATATAAGTACGCAAAATTATATAATGAAGCATATGTTGTTATTGAATCAAATGATCAAGGTACACTTGTATGTAATGGTTTGTATCATGATTATGAATATGAAAATATGCATGTAGAATCAGTAGTAAAAGCAAATGCCCTTGGTATAGAAATGACTAGAAAAGTTAAAAGGATCGGTTGTTCAGGCATTAAAGATATTATAGAAACTGGTAAGATTAAAATATGCGATGAAAATACTATTTTAGAATGTTCTACATTTATTGGTAAAGGTCAATCGTATGAAGCTTCTGAAGGTAACCATGATGATTTAATGATGAATTTGGTTATGTTTGGATATTTTGTTCAGACTCAAATGTTCTCTGATATGACCGATATTAATTTAAAACAAATGCTATATCAAGATAAGATGGATCAAATAGAAAACGATATTGTACCATTTGGTATTATAGACGACGGCAGTGAAGAAATAGCACGTATAGAAGCTAAAGAGAAATTTGGGGGAGAGTGGGCTATAGAATATTCTAATGATATGTAAAATTTATCTTATTATAAATAAGAGCGATTGAATATTCGTATTATGGACACTTATCATTAACTCTATAGAGGACAAAAGTCATGGCGTTATTTACTCCTTCTGCGTCTCCGGCCATTACGGTCAAGGAGATCGACCTTACGGGGGTGGTGCCAAATGTACAAACTTCAACCGGTGCGTTTGTTGGCGACTTCAGCTGGGGTCCAGCAGAAGAGACTACGCTAATATCTAATGAAGCCAGGTTGGCCGAGGTATTTGGTACACCAGACTCCGATAACACAATAGATTTTCATTCCGCAGCGTACTTCCTACGTTATGGAAACTCACTTCAAGTAGTTCGTGAGGTCACGAGCGCTGCTAAAAACTCTTTCTTCGATGCTGGCGACAATGATTCTGATGCAGGATCATCCTTCTATTATAAAGCACCAGTTATCAAAAATGAAACAGATTTCGATAACCAAGTTTCTACACTTGGTGCAACTAACAGCACACCATTAGCTACTCAAGATTCTGCTGGTGGTAACATCAGTTGGGCGGCACGATTCCCAGGTGAACTTGGTAACTCACTTAAAGTTTCAGTTTTAGGTGCACCAGCAACTAAAGCTTCTAGCATTACAATAGGTGATGCTTTTGATGCTTGGACTTATGCAGACCAATTCGATGCTGCTCCTGGCACTTCGACATTCGCATCAGACTTTGGCGCATCTAACGATGAGATCCACGTCGTAGTTGTAGACGAAGATGGCTTAATTGGAGGAACAAAAGGAGCTGTTCTTGAGGCTTTCCCATTCCTTTCAAAGGCAAAGAACGCTTTAAATGCTGATGGTTCTACTAATTACGTAAAGAACGTTATCAATAACGCTTCAAACTACATTTACTTAGCTGGCGAAGGCTATGATGTAGAAGGCGAAGATTCCGCATCCTTTAACGTATTCAATGCTCTTAACTTCGGAGCAGATGCAGTTGCTGATAGGGACTTCGGTCAAATAGTTAACGCCACAACGAATCACGACAGCGATGACGTATGGGCTATCGACTTCTCGCTTACGGCTGGTGTAAACTCTGCTGCACTTACCACAACTGAATATGCAACTGGCTTTGATCTCTTCGAAGATGTTGATAACATCGAGATCGATATGATGATTGCTCCTGGTATGAATAGTGCAACTGATCAAAGGACGGTTGTTAACGATATGGTAGCTATAGCACAAAGCACACGTAAAGATTGTGTAGTTGTTGCTTCGCCACCTCGTTCGGCAATAATTAATAACAACTCACCTGTAACTGACACAGTTTCATTTGTCTCAGGTGGACTTACTCGTTCGTCTTATCTTTTCGTAGATAACAACTACCTGAAGGTGTATGATAAATACAACGATCAGTTTATTCAGATTCCAGCATCATCTTCAACTGCAGGTTTGTTTGCTAACACTGATCGTGTTGCTGCTCCTTTCTTCTCCCCAGCGGGTCCAAGGCGTGGTCAATATCTCGGTATCACAAACATCTCTTATTCACCAACAAAAAGTGAAAGAGACACTTTGTATAAGTCTGGCGTCAATCCGATTGCTAACTTACCAGGTCAAGGTATTCTTCTCTTCGGTGATAAGACTATGTTGGCAAGACCTTCGGCATTCGATCGTATTAACGTTCGTAGATTGTTCTTAGCAATCGAGCGTGCCATTGCATTGGCAGCACGTAACGTTATGTTCGAATTCAACGACGAGTTTACTCGGGCGGAATTTGTTAACGTCGTAGAGCCTTTCCTTCGGGAAATTCAAGGTCGAAGAGGTATCACTGACTTCCGTGTCGTTTGTGACGAAACAAATAACACTGCGGCAGTCATAGATAGAAACGAATTTGTTTGCAACATCTTCATTAAGCCAGCACGCTCTATCAACTACGTCACATTGAACTTTGTGGCAGTTAGAACCGGCGTTGACTTCGAAGAAGTTGTAGGCCTTAACTTTTAATTGACGTCAAGCGCAATAGGAGAAATTTAAATGGCTATCTTAGGTGTAGACGATTTTAAAGCTAAACTGAGAGGTGGTGGCGCTAGACCGAATTTATTCAAGGCGACTATCAACTTCCCAGCATATGCTAACGGTGATGTGGAATTGACCAGCTTCCTTTGTGAGGCTGCTCAGCTCCCTGGTTCGATTATGACACAAATTGATGTTCCTTTCAGAGGAAGAATCTTAAAAATTGCTGGTGATCGTACATTTGACGTATGGTCACCAACAATTATCAATGACACAGACTTCGCAGTCCGTAATGCTATGGAGCGATGGATGAACGGTATTAATGCCCATCAGGCGAATACCGGTCTTACAGCTCCGGTCGATTATCAAGCTGACTTGATTGTTGACCAGCTAGATCGTGATGAAAGTGTTCTGAAAACATATAACTTCAGGGGTTGTTTCCCAACCAGTCTCAGTCCAATTGATCTTTCGTATGGTACTACGAACGAAATTGAGAGATTTACAGTTGAATTCCAAGTCCAGTACTGGGAATCGAACACCACTTCGTAAGTTATAAATACAAGGTGACCGGCTTCGGTCGGTCACCGTTTTTTCATCGCAGGATACCAATATGGCAGAGAATGATTCCATTAAATTATTTGGATTTGAAAT